CCCAACTCCGTGCCAGTGAGTCCAATGGTTGCCACCGTGGGAAGGAACTGATCTGCGGTGAGTCCACCCAAAGCGAGTCCGTTAATAGGAGTCGGAGTATACTGCGACTGCACAACCTGCTCATTCATGTTGAATGTGCCTGTGATTACACCATTCAGTATCTGTTCTGTTACAGGACTAATAGAAATTTGCTCAGATGCAGTGGTTCCATCAGACAGAGTAATGGTTTGGGTTGTGCTTTGTCCTCTGATATCCTCATCCACAATGATTGCGTATTGACCAGAAGGAATAGAAGACGGATTAAACGAATTAGGATCGTATCCGAATTGCTCGGAAACAATTTCACCACGCTTGTTTAGTGTTACTAGTTTTTTATTCATAGAGTTCTCGTAATCAATTCGTGATAGATCCACCCTTGGTTAGAATCGCAGAGTATGTGTTTCCTTCTGGGGGAACTGCTCCATTTAAGCCAATATTTGTTGGTGCAGCAATGTAATTGTGTTCGGCACCACTTCCATCTCCCAACCAGGTTCGTGTTGTGGGTGCACCATATAGATACCGATTATTAGTAGTAGATGGTGATCGAGTCATAATTTTTTGAGGAGTTGTTCGAGAATCAGAGATAGTTCTAGTTCCTGTTGCAGCAGCAGTAGCGGGTACTTCTGAAGCCAGCGATCCATCACTAACAATCACTGATTTTTGATGTGATCCAAACACAGCGTACTGCTGTAGTCCCTGTGCTCCTGTCGTTTGCATATTAGCAGTTCCGCCATCAAACGCAAACATTGAACCTGATCCACTCAAGTAAATACTACTTCCTGAATCCGCACGGAGCATAGACTCAGGGGTAGTTGATTGATAATGAGATCCCCATTTTGCTCCGCCAAGAGTAGTCCACAAACCCAAACCCGTTCCCGAAGGATCCTCAAGCAACTTTCCTGCTGGATGAGTCACTGCGTATATTCGACCAAAAGACGCAAAAGATACTTTGTCAACAAGCACTAGAGGAGTAGCAGATCTACCATTATTAACTCCACGACTAGGATCATCCTGAAGAGGATGCTTAACAAACAGTGCACCCACGGTGGCTGTACTGTTTTCAGAAACCCGCAGGGCTTTTCCTCCGAATCCAGTAATAGACAAATTTCCAACCATTGGTACACCTTCTACTATATCGTAGGGGGAATTACCCAAGGATGGATTCCCCGCAAGAGCACGAGTACTGCCAACAATAAGTGAAGAATTTCTACGAACATCAACAGGAGAGTATCCTCCGTTGTAAATAACTAGACTTTTTTCTATATGCATACTAGAACCGTCTCGGATTCGCACCGCTCCACTAGAGTAGTTTCCCCAAACGGATTCAACATCCCACCCCCAAGAATATAGTAAATTAAAATATGTAGCAGCATTGCCTGTGCTTAATGCACCATTTGGCATAGTATCGTATCCAATGGTTACACCGTTTGCACCCTGCACGGAAACACTCGATCTACCAATAGTAATAGAAGCAGAAACACCCGATAAGGTCATATCTTTATAGAATCTAACACTAAATGTTCCTCCTACTCCAACAGTAATTCCCCTACTAATGTCAGCAAGGCTCATATAACTCAGTCCGTGTGGTGCTGTTTTTATTCCGAGCAGATTGATATATTGATACGAAGTTGCATGGACTGTATTAGGTGCAATCAGCGCAGCAGTACCAGCGGTGCTTCCAGTAAGTAGTGTTCCTGATGATACTACTCCTGAGTTACTAACACTATAGCAGTATCCAATTTCTACTTCGGATTCACCTGAAGGCTGCATAAACAGTTTAGCAACAGGAAAAGTCTTCCAGTAGTTACTTCCACCATAAGCAATTGCGTGAGCCGTTTCTCCTGACCCCGCAGTCATACCAAAAAACACAGGAATCCAAAGTCTAGCCAGGAATTGGGGAGCATCACCCGCACCGCTGTATTGCAGTGAACCTGCCCTGAATTCTGTGCCTGTTAACTCCACCCCACGAGCAATTGAAGAAATATAGCACCCGCTTTGTCTTAAATCAAAGGCTAATTCGTTGTTTAATACGGCACCGCTTGTGAAATCTATGGTGCAGTTTTTTGCTACAATTCCGCGAGTTACTTGCGTTGTGCATATAACAGGAGAATTGTCTAGAGTGTTTTGTATTGCATATGCCCCCCCATTATGAAGGGTGCCAGTGGCTCCCATTTTATCCCAATAGGCAGTAATAATACTGTTGTGCCCAGACACTGCTGTATTCATACCGTAGAATCCTAAATGTCGAATTGCTACTTTTGCGTTTTCAAAATAGATTCCTGTTCCAAGATTCGAAGAACCAAACGCACTAACCAATCCTTGAGATGTATTCAAAACCGATCCAGTGGTTCCGTTGATGCCAACAAACGGCTCTGCATTGCTTGCAAAGAATAGATTGCGTAAGGCTTTCAGTGTTCCGTTTTTCAAAAACAAAGTTCCAGTTGTAGAAAGACTTCCACCACCAGTCACATCAAACCCAGCAGAAATACGAATAACAACAGGATAAGTGGAAAGCAAATATGTGTCTAGAGTGTTGTGCGATACACCAGGATTTGCTGGATACAACACGGTGCCTTGTGCAGAACTTTTCCACGGATAAGGACTAGCCTGTACAGCATCAGTTGGACCGTAATACCCGTTTGGTTGCGAGTACTGCGGTTCAGGGTAATTGCTTGCAATCCCGCCCCACGAGATAGTGTTGTTTACTCCTGCTTTACCACCACCCCAAGTCAATCCAGGACACCGAGTGTCTATATTTGGGTTTTGAAACTGAACTTGTAGCACCGCAGTATTTGTTGTGGCTCCAATGATTCGTCCAATTCCTAGAACTGCCAGCGAGTCTTCGTATGAGACTCCGTGATTAAAGAAATTATCACCTGCATATTCTACAGAGTATGCACTCGCACGATAATTAGTGGTGTTGATTCCATTGGACTCAGCATAACCGTGTGCAGGAGTATTTAATGGTGCATTAGTAATAGTGAAATACATTCCCTGATCGGTACTGGTGAACCCGTGCATGGTGACACCACCCACAGTTGCAGTAAGACCATCAAATAGCCGAATGTTGGCAGTATGTCCACCGCCAGCAAAACTATCAATGTTCCAAGTGTAGTTCTCTACTTGCCACAGGTATCGCTGTTTGAATTCCGCAGGATCCCCCTCAATAATAAGGTTTCCGCCCTGTGGGTGGTACAGGTCTACATTGCTAGTAATAGTATATTCACCACGCAGAAAGCGAATGTACAGGATGGCACTTCCCACAATTGTATAAGTACGAGCAACATCCATACACTTTTGCAGAGTGCGGTACGGATTTGCCAGACTGCCGTTTCCTGTGCCGTCATTGCCGCTTGGTGACAAATAGATCACCGAATCGGTGGCAAGCACCTTTAACTGCTCTAGTGCTGGATTACTTGGATACGGAAGTGCTGATTGTGCCATTTAGGATTCCTGTGTGCGAGTCTACTGCTATTTATGCTTCCACTTTACATATCACAGTTACGATTGCTGTCCATAATATTGATTCGGAGCAAACTTGAGAATCATGTAATGCTTATAAAATGTCCCGCCAGGACCCGATGTGGGCAAAGTATATGTTCTCGTTAATCCTGATAAATTGGTATAAAACAAAAATCCTGTAGCCCCTCCACTCCATCTTTTACCCTGAACAAAATTAGGTAAAATATTACCTGCTGCATTAGATAATGGCATATTCACAGTCTCGTTAAAGGGGGCATCTCCATTTAGATTGGTGCCAGCATTGGTAGACCATCCAACAAGACATATATCTCCTTGTTCTAGAGTTACAGGATCACCCGTATTTACCCATGTAGCATAAGGGGCTGCTGCCGTCCACTTACCAGGAATAAGAAAAGCACCTCCTATTTGCTGATTATCACCACCGAGTGCAGGAAATATGCAACTAGCCTGTGTAATGGCTGTTAACCGACTAGAAGTACCAACAGCGGGAGTAAGACCAGTATTATAAACGGAAAACTGACACAGCCCATAACTGTTTGGAGTAACTACAGTTGAAGTAACCCTAGTATCATATGTTGGAGTAATGGTTATACCATCTCCATTTATTTGGTGTGCTGTGATTGCAGAATTTATTCCAGCACCATCTCCGCCAAAAAACCACACCACAGTATTTTCTACACAATGTTTAAGATTAGCGGCTACACTGCTTGTAATATTACTAGGTGTAAAGGCATATGTTTCCGCTCCTAGATCGGCACCATCAAGAAGAGATGCATATTTTAATACAGGAGTACCGATTGCTCCAGAATCATTCAAACCCCTTCTGTACACACCACCAGAAGATGCAAAAAATGTTGCAATTTCCGTTTTAGTAGCGTGTCGAGTCTTTCCCCGTAAATTATTCAAACTTATAGTACCACTCGTAGGAACACCAACATCGGCTTTATAATACTCATTAATTGCAATGGGATTGCTGCCACCAAATTCAGTTTGTACCTGAGTTAAAGAAATAGGATCTGGAGATGAGGGCGTTGCCATTACTCGCTTGCTCCTGATGAAAGGGTTTCTACTTTTGCAGAGAGACTATCAACCTTTGCATTGAGTTCCTTGATGGCTTGCACAAGCAGACCCACCAAGTTGCCGTATGCAAGGGAATAGTATCCGTCCGCATTTGTACTGACGGCTTCAGGCAGAACAGCAAGAACATCCTGTGCAATAAGTCCAGTTCTGCGTTGCTGTGTTGCTTTGTCAGTGAACAGCACACCATTCAGAGTGAGTGTTTTGCTCAAACCGTTTTCAATGGTGGAAATGTTTTCCTTGCTGCGTATATCAGAGAACGCAGTAATATTTGCAGTACTGGTAATCTCTCCCTGAGCATATAAAGCGTAAGTGTTATTGTACCCCAATATTCCGTAAACCGCCAGATTATTTGATGCTCCTATTACAGCACCAACGGCTCCTGGATTTGCTTTGGAAGCAATCGTATAACTACTGTAGAGATCAGTGGTTCCATCGAATACAGAAAGTCTCGTTAGTTTACTCAGACCAGTTACATTCTGCGTAGCAGTAGTAATACCACCCGATGTAACTATGCTTCCAGTCACATTCACGTTTCCAGTATTGTTGAGTACGCCAGTATTGGTGAGGGTTCCAGTATTGGTGAGGGTTCCAGTATTGGTGAGGGGACCACTATGACGGAAAGTTCCTGCACCATCGAAAGAATAAGTATCTTGGTACCCCAATATTCCGTAAACCGCCAGATTATTTGCATATCCTATTATCGCAGCGTTGGAGGGCGCGTCGGCTTTGGCAGAAATCCTACAAGCACCGTTGATATCAGCAGATCCATCTAAAACAGAAAGTCTTGTTAGTTTACTCAGACCAGTTACATTCTGCGTAGCAGTAGTAATACCACCCGCATACAGCGCACCAGCAACACCAAGACCACCTGCCACAGTAAGAGCACCTGTAGTAGTGGAAGTAGAGGCTGAGGCTACTGGTATATTAATACGACCATTGTCATAAATTACGAGTCTGTCAGTAACAGCATTGGTTGTGGTGTGTTGTGATGCAATTGCAAGCCCGTAACCAGTGTTGTCTCCACCGAAAACAATTCTATTGTAGATTGGATTTACTGAACTAGGCACAAAACTGAGTGCACCAACAGCACCCGAAGTAGTTCCATTATGAATTAAAGTACCACTCGAATCAATTCGCATACGGTTTGTTCTTGCACCAGTTTGGAACACCAAATTATTGTAGTAAGAGCCAATAATTGTGTTGCCACTAGCAGCAGGAACACCCTCAAATACAACTGATGAGTTTCCCCATTGCACCACTCCATGATTAGTACCGAGAGGAATTATACTAAAAGCACTCTGATTCTCCGAATTTCGACCGATTATACCCCCCGTGTAACCACTAGTATTTGAAACTACTTCAAGTTTGTTAACTGGTGCGTTAGTTCCAATACCAACATTACCAATATTGCTAATCCATAAACGCTGTACATTATTAGTTATCAAAGCATGAGCATGATCTGATACTGTTCCGCTGTACGCTACACTACCACCAATGGCTGGATACGCAAATACTTGCTGCACTGCTCCATCAGTTGCAATACCCGATGGGGTATTTGCTGAGGTTACAAGGTGCAATTTATACGATGGTGTAGTTGTTCCAATACCAACATTGCCACCCGACTGGATTCGCATTCTTTCTGAGAGAACGCCGCCACTCGAAGTAGAAATTTTTAAATGTCCAGCACGATTTGCATTATTACTATCGGTTAGTAATGCTTTTATTTCTGCAACTGGATTACGACCACCACTTAGATTGTGTCCAAATCGTAATATACCGCCAGCGTCCCCAACACTATTTGTACTTTCAAGATTAAGAACAGGATCAGTTGAAGATAGATTCAACAAAGAATTGGGATCAGTTGTACCAATACCAACATTGTCAGCAAAAGTTGATATAGAACCAACATTCAGTGCACCACTAATTCCTGCACCACCTGCAACTATGAGTGCACCCGAACCCGTAGAAGTGGATGATGCTGTGTCGGTTATGTTAACGAAAGTGCTTGTATTAAATCCACCACTGGTCAATTTCATACCACCACTTACATCTAGTCTAGTCGCAGTAATTCCTCCACCCACATTTAGCGCACCACCAATTCCTACACCACCCGCACCAGTAACAACTAGAGCACCCGAAGTACTACTGGTAGATGCTATGGCAGACTGAACATCTAAACCTCCAGTGGATAGAATTGCAACTTTTGGAGTCAATGAGGCAGTTGCACCTACTGCTGATGTATGAAATCCTATTCTGCCGTTGTCGGTGAATCGAATAAATGTTTGTGCTTGTTCAGTGAATTGTCTCGTCTCCGCTGTACTTCCTGGACTTGCATTGAAATTATTACCAATACCGCTACCACTATAAGTTAATTGTGGTTCACTAGCCCACATCAGCAGTGCCGAACCTGCGCTAATACCGTTTCCAATAAAAGTTCCGCTACCTTCTCCAGAGGCAACTAGTTGTATTTTAGTATTACTGTGAAATCCTAGTGCACGAATCATATTACCGTAAGCACTAACAGTAGTATAATTTCTAGGAGTACCAAGATTCAAATTACCAGTAGAAGTAATTCCTCCTCCCGCAGAGATTCCTAAACCCACATTAAGCGTACCCGCAATTCCCGCACCACCCGCCACCACCAGTGAACCCGAACCCGTAGAAGTAGATGTGGTATTAACAGAGGCGTTCAGACTATTAGCCTGAAATGTTCCTGTGCTTAGAATATTACCAGAGTTTATAGTACCAGTAGTTTTAATTGCTCCTGATCCCAAATCAAGTCTAGCCGCAGTAATGCCTCCACCCACATTCAGTGCACCACCAATTCCTGCACCACCTGCCACGGTAAGAGCACCTGAAGTGATAGTTGTGGATGGGGTTGTAGCAGAAGCAGCGAGACTAGTAGCGGTAAATGTTCCCGTGCTGATACTTCCACTTTTTACCTGTCCAGAACAATCTAGTGTAGCAGCAGTGATTCCTCCAGTAACGGTAAGCGTACCACTCGCAGAAATTCCCCCAACAACATTAAGCGAACCACCCGCAGAAATGCCTCCACCCACATTCAGCGCACCGCCAATTCCTACACCGCCCACCACTGTGATTGCGCCTGTAGCAGTGGAATTGGAAGTAGCATTTGATGCAGCGTTCAGAGTATTTGTCTGAATTGCACTCACATATAGGGCACCAGCAATTCCTACACCACCTGCTACAGTAAGAGCACCAATATTTGTAGCAGTGGACGCGGTGTTATTCGTTACTCGTGTTAAACCGCTAAAGGTAATACCACCAGCAGCACTAATCCCACCCCCAACGGTAAGGTTTTTAGCAATTCCCGCACCACCACCAAGAGTGAGTCCACCTGTGGTTACGGATGTAGACTCTGTGTCGGCAGCAAGGTTTACTTGACCTGAACTATTGATCTTGAGTGAAGCACCAATAGAAGTATTAAATGTAAAATCTTCTGCGTCTATCCGAAGAGTAGTGTATCCTGTACCTGGTGATGATCTGTCGTAAGCCTGAATAACAGATCCGTTACCGATGTATCCAGGAAGAAATTCAACTCCCATGCCATTAGAATTAGACACAATAAACTTATGTCCTGGTTCATTAAAAGTTGTTCCAATAAGTAAATTTCCAGTATTGGTCAACCGCATCCGCTCTACACCACTGCTACCGTCATTGGTCTTGAACACCAAGTCTTCGCCGCTGCCGTTTGGACGCAGTGTGCCGTCCCGCAGATCACCCACAAGCAGACTAGTGTACGGAATGTCTATCCCGTCAATGATCGCAGCGCGTGTGTACGGCGAGGCTTTAATGATGTACCGCACCACGGTGTAGGGCGGGATATTGTTCAACAGGTTGTTTGCCACATTTGCAACACAATTAGTACCAGTGCTAGTGGCTGCACCAGCAGTAGGAAGGCTGTTCTTTTCTTCGCCACCCTGCGAACCCATTGAATAGTTGCCAGAGATGGCAGAGTTGTTTGCGGTATCATTTTCAAGATCATTAATTGTAGGTAGTCTTGCTGTATTCACGCCAAGCGCAAACCGCCCACGCAGATCGGGGGTGTTGAAGTGAGTGGTTGCAACTGCACTAACATTTAAAAAAGTACCAAATTGTATTGATTCAACTGTCGATGGAGCACCACCCTCCACAATCAATAAACCTGCACCAAAAACGACATTGTTGTTAATGAAATTTTTAGTAGTGGTACTATAAACAGGCACAGTCTGAACCGTGCAAGTTGTTGCAGTGGTTGCAATCACCCGTGCACGAATCCGAGGAGTCGAATCGGAAATCACATGGGAACCAACAGATGGAATTATATTGAAAGGTCCCGCGCCCACAGTCAACACAGCAACATGACCGTATGCAGGGGCACGATCATCACTGCTGTACTGCAACTTTGAGTACAGATACGGATACGCGCCCACCGCATACGAAGCACCGTTGCACTCCAACCACGAATCAGGAATGGTTGAACCAGCAAACGGAACCACCGTGCCCACAGGCTGAATCTCGTCAATGGCAACAGTGGACGAACCACCGATTTGTGTGCCAAGATAATTGGTAACAATATAACCTGCTCCGTTTGTGGTCTTTGTGAGTACAGGCTTTACAACCGTTCCAATTGCACTTGGGGGAGAAGCAGTTAATCCACCAGCAATAGTCGAATCCAAGAACAGTACAGGAGCAGATACTCCAGATAGTGCAGACACATTAATGTAACCAGAATAGGTTAAATCAAAAGTGTTAAAAGCCGCAGAACTAACAACACCAGCAACTTCAGAATTTTCTGCACTATCGGCTTGTGCCTTTACCCATGTGTTACTAGGAATATCATACCGAATAGCGTCTCCTGCTACAAAGGTATTTGCTTGTGAAAAAGTTTCCACAATGCTTTTTGGGGTGCTAGTTCCGCCTTTTAATAGTAGTGATGATCCCATTTGGTATTGCCTTTAAGAAATTCTCTGACAGAGATGATAAGCAGTTGTTGCACCCGTAGCAGTTCCACGATCAAGCGCACGACCACGGGTTTTCCATGTTCCATTCATTGTTATACCCGTAGTGCTTGCGCTAAGATAGATGCCGTACTCGCCGCTCAAGCCACCACTATTGTGATAGTAGAGGGTGACTCCCACATTTGGGGATAGCGTTGAGCCTGTTGTACCCATCACAATACTGCCTGTGGGCAGATCAATATAATCAGCAGAAGCACCTGTGTACCCCGTGAATGGAGACTGTGCAGAATTGTTCACATCACCACGATAAGAAATAATATGACCACTGGTTGCGGTGGTGCTGAAAAGGAGTGGTTTTCTAACTTGTCCCACAAGAGTAGGAGGAGTATTAGTAATAGATGGAGTGGAACTTTCAAATGCTTGAGTATTACCAGCAGATCCAGCACTCAAGAAGTATTGAGTACCCGCAACCATGTTTCCTGGAGTACCAGAATTGGTTGCGGTTATTCCTAGATTAGTTGCATCAAAAAATCCAGTTGTGGTAATGCTGAACTTAGAGTTAACTTCAGAAGCATCAATCTGGGTTATATCAGTAACAATACCAACCACTTCGGCTTGTATTTCAGTATCAGCCTGTGCCTTTACATATATTCCGTCAGCGTAGGTGGCAGATGTAAATCCAGGATCAGGAAGCCCAAGTGCATACGCATAAGAAAGTCCAGCACTTCCAGAAATCCACCTAACAGCATCTCCGACTTGGAATTTGTTGATCTGCACTATAGATCTTCCAACTGTAGAGGCAGCGGTAATTATTGCGTCTTCCGCAAGAAGTCCACCAGTAAACGGAATCACTATTGCAGAACTAGCACTAGTAGCAATCAGAACAGCCTTGTGTACTGTTCCTACAGCCCTGGATGGTGTGGTGCTTAGTTTTCCTGCGCTTGTAGACAGGTAGTACACTGCACCAGTTGTCAGATTAGATCCTGCTGGCAAGGCATTGGTAAAGTTTCCAAATATCTCACCAATAAAAGTAACTTCAACTGTGCTTGCGTCTATAAGATTTGAAACCACACCAACAATTTCAGCCTTGTCCACATCAGTACAATCTGCTGCAATATACTTTCCGAGGTTGTTCACATACACAGGAGTACCAAAAGACAGTCCGTGAGTTGTCTGTGTCACGCGCTTGCGGTTTGCGCCATTTCGAATATTTACAAACGGTTGTGCGCCGTATGTTGTGCCGTTCAGCACTTCCATAAACACGGTTGCGCCTGTTGGAGAGTAGCGGCTAAATTCAATTGCTCGGTTGGTGGTTGCTCCTGCTGCTCCACCCGTGTTTGTAAGACTAATACTAAGTCCGTGATCAGAGGTTGACCCACCGTCAAGACGAATGGCAAGACCGTGAACAGGCAAGGTTCCACCGCCAGCAGGGTACAACCCGCTTGTGGCTCCACTAAAGCCAATGTGTGTGTTTGCACGCCACACACCTGTGACACCGTGAACTGCAAAATTTTGCCAGAGCCACTCTGCTGTTGCACCGCTTCCAAGATTCAGGATCAAACCACCGCCGCCAGCAGCAGAAATTCCTGCGGCAGATGCACCAGCAAGATCGCCAAGCACAATATTATAATCATCAATGGTTACCGTCTGTGCGTTCATGGTCACAGTGGAACCGTTGAAAGTAACTACACCACCAAAGTTAATGTCACCAGTAAAAGTATGACCCGTGGTAATGGTTTCAAGCAAGGCAACAGAAAGAGTTCCACCCGTAGTTGTTGTAAGTGAAATGTTTCCACTACTAATACCTTCATACAACTTCAGTTTGTTTAGTTTGTAGACGGCAGTATTGGTGATGTCACGCCATGTGTTGAAAGTATCCCCAAGTGCGACTTGGGGGATCGAATAGGTGTTTTCATCTGGTCCTGTATATGATGCCATGTCTTATTCGCTCTGCTGTGTGTGGTTTAATACAGATATGAGTTGCTGTACTTGCTGCTTCAGAGTATTTATCTCCGCTTTCAGTGCTTCTACATCTTCTGCTATACTCTTTTTTTGCCTGAAAGCATCAATTGTCTGTGCATCTGCCAGTAGTACTGCACCCGTGGCACTATCGCGGATGTATCGTACACCACTCATTTATTGAATGAAACTCACTGTACGGATGTTTCGTGCAGCAGGTGTTTTGAAATATGTAGAGTTTTGTGCTGTGGAAGTCAGTACAACCTGTATCTGATACGAGGTAAATGCTCCTGAAGGTAAAGCAACACGGAAGGCGGCTTCTCGGAAATCAATTTCCGAATTACTAGTAAACGAAGAACTAGTTTGTGGCATGAGGAGGAATTCCTTAGAGAATATATTGGTTTCCCCACTCAGACAGTATCGGTATTTCACCGTAATAGCCGATCCTGTTGGAATATTTGCGTCTACAAACACAGCAATTCCGTTTGATGCCGTGGATTGCGGCAACTCCACTACTCGTGAAACATATTTTGATGTTGGAGTGCTACTAGTGGCGTACATGGTAACACTAGCAGCGAACAGCGCGGAAATATCAATCACAGGAGACACTGATGTGTTTGCTCCTCTGTTTAGGGAGTATCGTAGATTTGGATTACTTGAAATAACACTTTTCAAATATACAGATTCGTTATTCAAGAAGTTTCCACTATTAATAGTGCGGAAAAGGGTGCAACTGCTTGGAACAATCTCTGGAGAGTAAAACTTCAGAATTTGAGCATTAATACAGTTACTGAGTCCGCTGTATAAGATATTACCAGATTCAACAAACGAACACCTGTTCAGCGTGAACATAAGATCTGTGGTGTTGTTCTGTACTGCTGCACCGATTCCTTGTGGTGTAAACAAGGTTCCCACCAACTGATTGTTTCCTGCACGACCCGAAACAGCCGAACTATTGGTGATGGTATTAATTGCACTCTCGGCAGCAAACAATTCGTATTTATCGCTGTTTGCCAAAACACAGATAGCGTATTCACCTGGTTCAAGATACACAGGACTGCTAAAGGTGAAAGTTGTTGCTGTTGGTGATGCAGAATCAGCCGTTACATCTGCTGCGCTTTTCACTACTGTACTAAAAGGCATCACCACAGAAGGGGATGGATATCCAGAAACCGTTGGACGAATCTGAACCGTTACTGGTAGTGTAGAGTCCTTTGCAGCAAAGTAAAGATCTGCGCTAGTCAGGAATATGCCATCAGGGTTTGCTTTCTTGTCAACCAAGAATGTTTGTGATACAGGATCACTCCAATGGTTGTTCTCAACAGAATCAATGTCTCGATTAAATGGATCCTTGGCAATACTTTCACTTGCAGCAGTTTGACGGCGCAGTTCAGGTGGACGAGTAGAGTACGAACCAGAATCGCGTTGCTCTAACAGACCCGTGCAGTAGTACACTGCTTCTGCTGCAATAGTGGAATTAGCCGTAACAGCAGAATCAGCAATACGAACAGTTCGTTGTCCTGCCAAGAATGTACCAGCAGAAATTCCAAAAGATACGGTGCATGAGCCGTAGGTATCAGTGCTAATACCACTCTTGACTACTTCTCCGTCAAAATACAGAGAAAGATTTGTGGAATTAGGTTTCAAGCCGTTAACCGTTGCAGTCACTGTATTCAGCGGAATATAAGGAACCACACTGCGGTCAATTACCCGCGAACCAATGCGGTGCTTGATACGATTCTTTAACTGTCTAGCATTAATAAAATTGCTGTTCTTCTGGTCAATGCTCTGCACCTTACGAGAAACACCTACTCGAATGCTGCCAGAGTTTACCGATGGAATTGCAGATGTGGATGCTACATGGGGAAGTTCAACAATACGCTTCTGTATATCGTCTTGTTCCTCTTCAACCTGATCTATGCCTGTCCATATGCTTTCCCATTCGTTCCATTGCGTACCAAAGCCACGCTTGTCGTTTGCATTGGATGAAATCCAATTATCATTTTCTGAAAGTGCATTGGTCTTAACAGCAGGACGATATCCTGTGTCATAGAATGGTTCAACAGAAGTAGACAATTTCATAAACCCAAGCCAATTAACCGTGTTGGACGGATTAATCTTGATTCTCTTTGTGTACTGCTTGTTTTCAATATAGGCAGGAGTGGTGTAATCAAGAGTAACTAATCCATCTGAAGAAACCACGGTATTGGTTGTGGTTGGAGAATTGATTGAAATTTCTTTGGTTGTGAAAAACGGACGCAGTTCTCCGCGTTCAAAATCAATAGAACACGAATTGGAGTAATCACATACATCTGAAACGGAGTGTCCGTAGAACTCATCAGAGAAGATGGATGTCTTTAGAGGTTCCGCAGCCGCACAGGTTCCACGCAGGGATCGTGCTTCTATTTCAGATTCTGACAGGGACAGTTTAGCAAACACTTCAACTTCATCCACTCGCTTCTGAATCTTACCAATGTCTGCCATAGTGAATCGCTTGGTGTCTACGGGAGTAACCACCACATCACTTTCGTTGTGTGTATACGCAGGAACAGTTACGGTAGCAAGCACAAGAGCATCAGCAGGATCAGGTGGAGCCGAAGGCGACAGGTCGGGAGTGCCTTCCACAAAGAAGAAAAGTGCAGATCCGTCTTCAGGATCAGCCTTTACGCACAATTTGTCGATGCGGGGCAGATAGTGATGGTATGAAGCAGTGGTAGAGGATGGAACCACAATATCAGTAGCACCATACGGCTTCAGCATTGGAGTGGCTGAAGTCAATCCAGAATGACGGAAGTCCAAGCAGTTTGCCAAAGACACAGTTTTACCTGTGCGCGGATTGGTGTATAGTGGAATCTGAGCATACGGAAACGCAGAACCAGTAGAAGCAAAGTACGAATGCTTGCCAATGAATGGTGCAGCAGCCAATCCGCCGTGAACAAAACGCGAGTAAGTAACAAGAAGATTAGCGTTGTTTCCTGTGGTGTATATTTCTTTAGTTACAGCACTCTCTTTAATGTACAGACGAGAATTTTCGTAGTGAGTTTCTCGCTGACCATCATCCAATTCAAAATCATTGGTGTAATCTATTGCTGTATTCGTTTGATTAGTAACCGAAGCAATAGCGTACACATCAATATGAGGAAGAGTAAAGTATCTACGACCACTTTCTGATGTACTAACACCTTCTAATGTGCTTAGATTAGAAGTAAAATTAACAGTGGTTGTTGCCGAAGTCTTTGTGCGGTAAGTAGCAGGAGTACCAATAGTGGGAGTATACACCACAGGAACCATTGCTCGCACATTTTGAGCAGTGAATCCTGCTGGCACATTGGAAGCCACTATAGTCATACTTGATGTGGAATAAGGAGTAATAGTTGCACTACTAGGAGTGAATGCAGTGGATGTACTGTTTACAAAAGATATTTGACCGATTGCTGGTACTGTAGCAGGAAAATTAAACACAGTATCACTACCAGAAGAGATCGTATCTGAAAAATGTGCCTTAGTGATTGTATAAGTTGTTTCGTTGGTGGTATTATTATACGAGCGAGTAACAGGATTAGTAAGACCGCCCATCAGTCTACACGGAACAGACAAAGAATCAACTCGTTCAACCGCATATCCTGGCTGCAATTCGTAAACCAAAGAAGAATTATCTGTGTTTGATACAGAGAATCCCGAAGCGGTTTGCGGAGTAAAGGATCCAATAGTAAATCCTGTGGTATTGCTGTAGATAAACCCTGTTACTCCACTCGAAACAGAACCGCTCAACCCGTACACATACAACCGATAGTAGTTTCCTGTGAATCCGCCAGCACCCGATTGTTGAGGAGTAGGAATCGCACCATGAACATAACCAGTAGCCACTGTAGAGGTATTGGCGGTGTTTCGGAATTGAACCAGTGCAGAGCCAGCACTAATAGTAGTTAGATTGGTAGCAAATGTTTCACCGAATCCAGATGCCGTATTGCCCATGCATACACCAATAAAGTTTCCCGTGCTAAACGGAAATACTATATCTTTTTCAAGTTGAACTGTTCGTGATTTACTAAAGGGAACCGTAATTGGATGCTGATTTTCGACATCATGTCCAAGCACATACGCCTTGCCTTCACCAACAGACATATTTAATTGTGTATCAGAATACTCTTTAACTGTAAGATCAAACGGACGAACCGTATAGGATCCCGACTCATCGTAGGTGCGAAGAGCAAGTGCCTTCTGAATCTCTCCGTAGGTGATTCGCTCAATTTTCTTCGTGACTTTTCCGCCTTCAAACCGAAGCAGTTCCACAAAGTCATCAGGAGTTTCGCTCAACTCAGCCTGAGCAAGTGAAAGAATAATCTTGTAGCGATCTGCTCCTGGAGCATTATAATTGTAGGATCCAATTGCAGGATCTCGCAGGGTGGAGTTTTCCTGCTCTGTAACATTGTCTCGACCAATGGCAAATCCAATCTTTTTGGATAGAGTGGAGAATGCGGTAAAATTGAGATCACGATATCCTGTTTCTGCGGTGTATGGAGTGAACTGCTGTGTCTCGGTTCGAACAAAGAACCCGTCCACATAGAAAATACCATCAGAAACCGTAATGAGTTTGCAGTTTCCTTTACCAAACGAATCAGAAACAACACTCAAACCAGAAACCGTGAATGAATCAGTGGTCAAGTTAAAAGTACTAGCAAACGAAGTTCCCGAAACAAAATCAACAACAAGAATTAAATAACCGTCTGTATTCACATCAGGAGCAATATAGTGAACCACCTTTGCTTGTGTTGTGTTTGCTGTATTGGTGGGTGTAAGAATGCCGTCAACCAGCGTGGAGTAGTCAGTGACCCCCGCAAGAGGAGTACCAATACCAGTGGCAACCATTAAAAATGAAGAATTGCGAACACTAATACCACCACCAATAATCCGAGATCCGTCCTTGAACAGATGATCGCCGATTCGGGACAGTTGATCCTGTAGGATGGACTGCAATTGCGTGGCTTCACGGGCTTGCAGTGCGTATCCTGGTTTGAACAGAACACGCAAAAACCCGTTGTCCGCAGAAAAATCATCGTAGTACGGATTGATATTGAAGATGCTAGGATCGTATGCCATGTGTTCCTCTTAGAAGCCCAATCGAAGTCTAAATTCTTCCTGTTGACCAACAGTTCTTTGTATAGGTCTTACATTGTCTATGTATAAGATTTCGCCCGAAGTTCTGTCGATCTCTGGCAGGTCTACATTGGTCACAATGAACGCACCAAGCGTGGAACCCGTCAACCCGTCAACAGCAACACTCTTGAAAGAACCCACCACATTGGTCAGATAGAGTTTTCCATAGGAATTATTGATAAATTCCCAATGGTACACCCGACCTGTAGCGTAGTTTCCATAGGTTCCTGTGACTCCTTGCGTCACCGAGTCTTCACTAGAAAACGAGTTCTGAGTGAGTGAAGCCGAAGTGGTGTCCACAACACCCACCGCAGAATTCAAACTAGTACCTAATTCCAAAACATGAAGACCCCTGTATGCAGGAGTACGGTCTAGATCAAAATACGCTTGTCCTACTTCCACAACCTTATACAATTTTTGACCACCATCCCTACTCAAGAATGTAGCAGTAGTAGAAGAAGATTCAACTGTATCGGTAACCCATACAGACTCCCCGTATGATGGAGCCACAGAAGAAATAGTACCAGTAACACCAGAAAGCAAACCAATAATAGGAGCAATTGCCTCATTAATAAAATTTCCACTACTCGTAATACGAACACCCAATTCCGTTCCACTTGTATACAGAACTCGTCCTTGAGTGGTTATATCAAATGCAAACGCAATACCTGATTGCAGAACTGTGGCGGCAGGAATAATCTGCTCTATAGTTTCTCCAACTTGGAAATCCACAGAAGGATCCGCAGTAAGCGTGAGTACATAATCATTTATGCGGTCTTGCTTGGTGATGAATCTTCCACCAGCGTTCAGGGTTTTAAGGGTAATTTGGGAAAAATTTTCTGATTTCTTACCAACAACTTTAGCAGAGGAATAGGTTTCCGTTCCAATTATAATATTTGCTTCTCTTGAAGAAAAATCTGTATTTACCGCAGAACCACTAGCACTAATAAGAGAGATGTCTCGATAGTACAGGTCGTCTCTTCCTGCAACTATTCCGCTTCCATCTCCAAGCAAGGGATTTTTAATTATCCCAAACTGTCTATACGATCCACCGCCCACAATTTTGGCAGAATCATCTGGTGTGATCTTTACAATGATAAGAATATCTTTGGTATTCAATTCCTTTAAGATATTACTGCCGTGTCCTCCCTTGGGAGACAGAACCGCAGTCAGGGTTGGATGATTGGTGATTGCTGACTTGGGGCTTGTCACTTCAACAAGTGCAGTAGAATAATTGCGTCCAGCACTAACAAGAGTAACCGCAGAAATTTTTCTACTGTTGTCTATTGTTGGAAACGCATACGCTCCGCTTCCGTTTCCAGTAATCTTGATGTACGGAATAACCTCAACTGATGTGAATTTTCCGTTTGCAGTGGGTGTAATAGTAAAATCCACCACATCATTTTGAATAGTAAACTCAAAAAGAGAAGAGGAATTAGCAGATGCACCAGTAATGATTGCGTAGTTGTTTACCTCTGTGGCATTCTGTTGACTAGAGTCTACACGCAACGCGTATCCAATATAATTGCTTATAGTACCAATACTAGTAAGTCTTGTTACTGAGTCGGTATCATTGATTGAAACCTTTTTTGTTACAGGATCGAATCCCGTTACATTTAATGTGAATGGACGAACAGTACCTGTTACTAGATTTCGGGTGAGTGCGTGTGTATACACACCAGCAGAAGCACCCGATGAGTTTACCAAGCCTATTCGGGTAATTGAAGCATTAACTGCACTAATTTGAGTGTTGTATTGATTGCTGGTTTCGGTGTCTGTACTAGTAGTAGTAAAATCTATAGGAATATAATCAGTTAACTCATAAGGAAGATCACCTTCCTTTACCGTGGCAATATATTTCCACACATATCCATCAGTTGAACCAAACGAAGAAGTCAACACACCACTTGGTTTAATAGTGGAAGGGACTCCACCGCTGTTACCCAAGCATTTGTAGATGTTATTCTCGTCTGTGACCACATAGAAAATCTTTGGGTTGGTATCATCAAACAAAGCATCGGTGTCGTTGTACTGATTGTAAACTGTGCCACCACCCCACTCGTATCGAGGCAAGGCAAAAATAATGTTCTGTGGATTTAGTTTCTTGTAGCCAATGATGTCATTCATTGCCTGATACTCGGATCCCACGCTATCAATATAGGTGTTGGGTTCTGGTTCAGCAGTCCAAGCAGTACCCTTACCAATAAAAAAGAAGTACTGATTATCGTTGCGTTCCAAATCCGCCAAAAAACTTTCGGCGTATGAGCGTTGAATAGATGCCTTCAGATAACTAGCCATTGATTTTCCCCTTATAGACCGACATTATTGTATGTATCCTCTGATAGATCATTTCCCGTAGACTTGTATGTACCATCTGGAAACAAGGAGAAATCTTCTAATACTATATCACCAAAAGAAAGATTCTGCCACAGTCCTGGTATACCCTTGGTGTTTGGGTGGTGTTCAATATTCCAGTAAGTTAAACCACGAGCATACGCACTTGGATGGGATGCGGCATAGGTATCAGGAAGTTTGGTGTCCATACTGTACTTACGAGACAGGTAGCCGTACACCTCTTGGCGTTCGATTTCCGAGAGTTTACGATCAAACACCAGCACTTCTGAGATAACACCCGTGAAAGAATACGAAGTGGTATTTTGAAGAATAGAGGTTATCCATGCCGCTGATCCTACCGTGCCGCTACCAGTTGCGCCAGCACTAATATTCGAACCAATTCTACCAACAACAATATCCGCACTATTGTATTGATCAGGTGCGGCAGCGTAACCGTTCTCTAGTTGTGGAAGAAATGCATCTCCATCAGGCATAGCAGTGTCCTTTCGTTATACTCCGAATCTGTTGCGAGTGGAGTTAAAGTTTTGCTGTATTTCTGCTTTTGTTAAGGCACGATCATACACACGAACCATTGCAATGCTGCCATTATATTCGTAGTCACTCCCATTAGGCGTATAATAGATTTGGTCTTCGGTTCCTCTATTACCAATACCAACCTGTGTGGAACTATAAATTTCCTTTCCACTGAATTGGGAATCTCTAACACTTACGCCGTTTCTGTAAATCTGATATCGTGTACTATTTGCTATTGAATCGTAGGTAGACACAAACACCAAATGTGTAGGTTTGCCAATAAATGATTCTGGAGAAGAAAATAGGATTGATGGACTGGTGATACTTTGCTGTCCATTAGCACTCACAGACCAAAGTATTTGAGAATCGGTGTTTCCAAAATACGGAAGACCACCAGCACCACAGAACATACTAACACTACTACCTGATGGTAAAATTTGTGGTGTTGTCCACACCTCCCATGTCTTGTTTCCAATATTAGTAAGGTTCGAAAATACAGAACCTGATCTAACTATTGAATGTGACTTACCGTTAAACACCAATTGTCCACCGTTTACGGAACTGTATTGCGGTTTGCCTTTAACCGAACTAATAGAACCAGTTGGACTTAAATCGTACACAGTGTCGGGAGTGTTGTTGAGCAAATCGTCAATGCTTGGCTCGCTGCCGTCCATCAAATCTATACGAGGACGCAGGAATTGCACTTCGGTTTTTAGAATACTACTGCCGTACAGGAATACTCGTAATGCAAGTTCTGTGCTGGTGTTCTGAAAAATGTAGTCTCCACTATAATTAACGGGGGCATAAGTAACACCACCACCAGCACGAGTGTAATACCCACTTGATGGATCATTGCTTCCTGTTGCTGTTCCTACTGGATGCACACAGCCAACCACAAGAACCCAAGTATTTTGTTTACCTGTATAAGCAGTGCTGCTTGAACTGTCCGCTGCAAAATACGGATTTGAGTTTACCGCTCCTGTTGATTTAAGCAGTAATGTCTGTATAGTTGGTCCAAAATATACAGTACCGTCACCAAGTACTTTGCGATTAACCCAAAGAGAGAAGCGATACTTTTTAGTAGGATTCACAGGATATGTAAGAGTTGTGAATCCTGCATTCATATTGAAAGTTGCATCAGTATTGATAGAGGAATGATTTTGTCCTCTCCACAGCAATTCACTTTCGCCCCAAGGATTGGTGCCTCGTTCTATTGAGTTAGCGTTGATTGATCCTCTTCTAGTCAATGTAGAAGGGTAGTATGGAGTAGCGAACCAGGTTCGTGTGGGAGTGCCAGCAATATCAGAGGTACTTGGATACGGCAGCAGTTGTGCGCGACCAATTCTGTATTTTACCCCTGCTCCCAAACCACTCAAACCAACGAGTCTCGCTGTTGTTGCGGGTGGATTAGTTCCACCAGGTTCATTTTTTACTCTAGTAACTTTATACCATCCACCTCCAAGATCCTCAAATCCCGTTGCTGCTGCCGCATCATTACTGCTTGCTGTGTAAATATAAACACTAGGACGAGTTATAACCCCACCATCATCCCTACGAATAGTGGCAGTGAATGTCCATGTCGTGGATGTTCTAGTCGAATCATCCCATGCAGGATTTGGTAGTGCAGCATTACCAAGATATAGATTTCCACTAGTGCCAGTTGTTACTTCATAGACTTCATCTAAATCTAGTCCAGTACCAGATTGCGTAACAAGTGTTGCAGGTACTCCACCACCATCAGTTCTCCACATTGATGGAGTCAGAGGAGCAAGCACATTGATTGGGGTTGGAGTAAACTGAACACCACGAAGAATATCACTACTCAAACCGTCCGTATATGAACCTATAGAAGCAGTTTGTCCAGCATCAAATCCGTAGATAAGATTTTTTGAAACAAGCCACTCATTTCCTGATGGTGGACTGATTGAAGCAATTCGTCTTCCTGTTACTCTAGACTTATTCAACCCCTCATCACCATTCAAGAACACCCTAATCTTGTTTGCAGAGTCTCGAACGGCTTCTCCAATACAAACTCCCAAACACGCTCCCGAAATATGAGGATCGTAAGCAATCGAATTCTGTGCAGCAGAGGTATTATCACCGCAAGGGCGGAATCCAAAGGCACCAGCAGGAGGAAGTGATGCACCAGGATACATTAGTGTTCCGTTTGGTAAAATCGTATAGTAAGAACTCGTCTGCTGTGCAAGAGTTCTGTCCTGTTGATTATACGAACGACTAAACAGCACAGAGTCAAATCGCAAAGATGGAGTTGCGGACAAGTCACAATTTGTATTACGAGAAGCAAGCAGTCCGTATCCGTAACTCAACCCATCAAGAGTTGATTTGTACACAACAAATATATCTGCGTCATCAGTAACTTTTAGAGGCTTGGTGAGGTACATATGCTGACCCGAAAGAACTGCCGCAGCACTGCTGCCTGGTCCTGTGGTGAACCCAAGACCAACTACCGAACCAAAAGTTACTCCTGCGTAAGTTGAAGCAGGAGAAAACACTAGTCCTCCATTAAACGAAACTCCCGTAACTCCACCGTATCCTGCTGTTTGCAGAGTGGGGCGAAGTTTGTCTAGCGTTACTCCTGCGTAGTTTCGTACATTCATACCTTCGGATGCGGTGAATGTGGGATTTACGGGAGTTCCATTGTAGGAGAGTTCAGTAATAGTTACGGAGTGACCTGTTCTAGTCGAATCATTCGTCTCCATGTAGAATGCGGAATCTGCATAAAAACTTAGTCCGTATCCTTTATAGTACCTATTTTTTTCAACACCATCTTTTCTCCAAACCATATACGGCTCAACATATTCCATTTCAAACACGGATTTGTCGTATGCGGTTAAGTTTGCTCCTGCCGATTCTGTTACAGTACCATAATTACTATCAGCAGTATATTGAGCATAGTAAATACCTCTAGATCTAGTTGGTGAAGAGTCAAACGGTCCTATTGAGTACACCCAATTTCCATTAAGATAAGTCCCGCTTGCAACATTGGTAGATGTATTCAATCCAACCATGCACAATCTGCCTTGTTGGAATCCACCGCAAAGACCGTTAAACACAAACGCAATTTTTGTTACGGGATTAGTACTGTCGTATACTTGTCTAGTCCAACCAGTAGTTGTAGTTGCTGTATGTGTAATATGTGCAATCCCGTTCCATTTGCTCCATGTCGGGGGGACAGCGTGATTGCCACTTGGTGATGCATCACGCCAAACATCCATGCTTGCGCCGTTAACCACTGATCCACACACACCAATATTTTCAGGCTTGAGCCACAAGACCAGT